TATTTTGATAATTTCGAAGATAATGCTTGGTATGATATTGTTAATGAAATGAAAAACAATAGAGACAGATATTACGTGACTAGTAATATGAGGTTTAAAAACAGAGAAGAACAGTTAATAAGTGCTGATTCTAATCCAGTTATTGTTGAATCTATTTCTAAAGAAGACTGGAATAAAAAAGTAGTTGTTGTAGAGCCTGTTGAAGACTTTTCACACAACCTCTTTACAGTAGAATAACGATGGCAGGCTCAGTAGCAGGACCAGATAGATATGTCTGGACCATAGAAAAAATTGAAAAAAGAGGGATACAGGATGGTGATTGTATAATTTATAATGGTAACTCACTACACCGACAAGGGTATCCAATGATGCGTTTTGAAGGCAAAATGAGAACTGTATCAAGTGTAATAATACAACTCAAAAGCAAATACGGAACAGTCCCTGGTCGTAAATCTAAAGATAAAATTACACGAACGTGTGGTAATATTAAGTGTATTAATTCAGAACACACAGTCGTAATGAGTTCGAGTAATATAATGAAGAATGCACACCAGACTGGATTTACTACACAATTAAACGCCGACCAAGTGAGAGAAATAAGAAAAGAATACAATTCTCTAGTCTTGAAAGATAAAGATGGCAGGGTCAGGCGTAGAAAAGATAATGGTCAGACCATACATCGTTGTGGTTCACAGAATGCTTTAGCGAAAAAATACGGAGTGAACTCTCGGTTAATTTGGAATGTCGTTAGAGGAAGATTATATAAATGGGTGAAATAAAATGAAATTAGATGAAACACAAGAAAACTACTTTGAACACAAAGAAAAATACTATAAACTTAGAAATACATTGATATCACTTCTTATATGGAATTTGATTTTCATCGATATATCTTGGGTATTCTATTTGTTTACTTCGTAGACAATACAGAACTATTGTATAAACCCCCTTTATTGGGGGTTAATATTGTGAGTTTTACTATCTATCCAGATAGATAAATACATATACGCGTTGTAACAAATCTCTGGAGAAAAAGTATGTCAACTCACGATATTCAGATTGACCAAGGGTCAACATTTTCAAAAACATTAACACTTAAAGACGACAATTCTGCCGTCATCAATATTACAAATGATTCTTTTCGTGGACAAGTCCGAAAGCATCATTCATCAACAGATATTCAAGCAACATTCACATTTGCAATAACAGATGGTCCAAATGGCGTTGCAACTTGGAGTTTAACATCAGCACAAACAACTGCTATGTCTACTGGCAAATTTGTATATGATGTAGAATGGGTAAAAGCCGATACTACTGTTGTTAGATTAATCGAGGGGGTCGCTGATTGCACTCCGGAGGTGACACGATAATGACAAAAGTATACATAGCAGATACAACAAACGCAATTACAGTCCAAGATGCAGTATACACAGTTCAGGTAGCCAGTGCGGCTTCAGATACGACAGTAACGACAAGTGGTTCAGGAACTTCTTTAATTAACACTTCAACAGGCGGAAATCACGTTCTTAACTCAGTGACTGGTGGTGCAAATGTCACTATAACAGATGATAATGCAGGTAATTTAACAATCGCCGCTACTGACACAGAAGATAATCTTACAAATAACGACACAGATGACTTAAGCGAAGGTTCAACAAATCAATACTTCACAGATGCTAGGGTGATGACATCATTAGAAACAGTATCTGGTAATATTATACCAGACGCAGATAACACAAGGTCATTAGGTTCAGCAACTAAAGAATGGAAAGAGGTATTCATTGGACCGGGTTCACTGTATATTGACGGACATAAAGTATTAGGTTCAGATGACACAGACACAATCAATTTTACTAGTGACACAGGGCAGACGATGGATTTCTTTGCTGGTGGAACATCTGGCAGTGCAGGTGTTATCAATATGGCTTCTCGTGGCAATACGACAACATTCAACGATACAACAGTTAACTTAGGACCATCAGGAGCATCAGGAACAATTAACGCTCGTGGCACATTAGAAGCACCTGACTTACATGTTGGTGCATTAGAACTAGAAGCAACTTTACTTAACAATACAGGTTCAAATCAAAATTTAGAGTTAAGAACAAATGGAACAGGTTATGTTCACTTAAATTCCGCAGATGTATATTTTGGTCCCATAGCCGGAGCAGTAAAAATCGATGAAGGTAGTATAACAACAACAGCAGGTAACTTAACTATTGGTGCTTTTGGCACAGTAGATGTTGCAGGACATAATACAACATCAGAAACAGCGGCATTAATAGCAACAGCAAAAACAGAAGCAAACACATACGCAGATGCGGCTGTAGGCGTATTAACATCAGGTGCTTCAGCGGCATTTGATACATTAGTTGAAATTAAAACGTTAATGGATTCTGGTGATGCAACATTAAACACTGCTATTGGTAACTTAAATCACGATACATTGAGTGGTTTCGTTGCAAATGAACATATTGATTGGACAACAGACCAAGGTTCTACTAACATACACGCTGGTAATTACACAGATACAGACACAGTTTTTACTTCTGCTAATGCAATATCGGCTGTAGAAGGCGAAAGCACATTAGACTTAACTGGAACAGTTAAAGTTGGTGACCTTGAATTTACGAATTATACTCAATTTGGTGAAGACTTTGGTAAACTTAAAGCAACTGGATCAGGTCAAAACTTAATGATGGAAGCAGACGGTGGCACTGCTTATTTCTTAGTAAAGTCACCTAACATTTATTTTGGTGCCGCATCAGGTGTTAAAGTCACAAATGCCGCAGGAGCCGCAACAACTATTAGTGGATTTGGTTATCAATCAGAAGCACTTAACATAACTGGTAACTTAACTGGTCCTGTAATTGGTAATGTAACTGGTAATGTTCACGGTAATATAGACACCGCGGCTATTACAACCTCAACAACAAATGAAGATATCGCAGTCACAACGAATGGAACAGGTACCTTCAATGTTGATAAACTTGAAATTGGTGATGGAGTTGCATATGGTCAAGCATACGCAAAATTAGAGGCAACAGACACCAATCAATACATAGAATTAAAAGCAAGACAAGGCAGTGGTTATGTATGGGCTAACTCTCCTATGATTTTCTTGGGTGGCGATAGTGGTGTAAAGATTGGTAAGTTCGGACAATCCTACAATCAATTAATAAGTATGGGCGCTGACGGATTAAAGTTAATTGGTGAACTGAATGTAACAGATATTAATTCACCGGCAACGCCAATTGACGTTATTAAAAAGTTAAACTTTGACCACTCTGGTTCAAATGGCGACTTGAATGGTAACGGATTAAACTTTGAGTTTTCGCTTAGAGACCAAGCAGGAACTCAACATCAGATAGCCGCTAACTTATGTAAAATGACAGGTGTTTCAACAGGTGGTTCAGCAGGTAGTGCCACGATAACAGACTACCACGGCGAATATACTCTTACGACTGAAGAAAGAACTGCTGGTGGCGGCATGCTTGGTGGATTGAATGCTTTAACAGTTAACAAGAACTTCACTCAAGCAACAAATGAATTGCGTGTAACCAATACTTTAAGAGGTAGTGGTTCAACTCAACTAAGTGGATTGTATCTTACAAACAATACACCAAGTGGCAATGCTCAAACAGGAACACCAAGTGCTAAGATTCAATTAAGAAATCAAGGGGCTGACACGACAACAAGTCTTATTGAGTTAAGCGAAGGAAAAGTTGACTTTAAGAAAGTTGTTAATCTAGCATCAAACACAACATCAGAACAAAACGCATTGACTGGAGCCGCAGGAGATATGAAACTAAAAAGGTAGTTATGATTGAAGCAAATGATACTGAAATAAAAGTTCAACAGAACAGTGTTGATATCTTATTAATTAAGAAAGATATTAACGAAATAAAGACCAATCATCTTGCTCATATTGAAGAAGATATTAAGAAGATTGATAAGAAAATAGAAAAGGTAGACTTAAGACTATGGGGCATAATGATGTTAATCGTTGCTTCAGCAGTCGCAAACTATTGGATGTAAATTAACCTCTACCAGAGGGTATAAACGGGAGAAACTCGATGAGTGAAGAAGAAAAGAAAAAGAACGGACGACCGAAGAAGAAGATTGACGTTGAGATGGTAGAAAAACTGGCAACTATACATTGCTCAGTTAAAGAAATAGCCGATATTATGGGCTGTCATCCTGACACAATTCGCAATCGTTTTGCTGATATTGTAGCAAGAGGAAAAGCACACGGTAAGATGTCAGTGAGAAGGAAGATGCTAGAAACAGCAATGACTGGGAATCCCACGATGCTGATTTGGCTCTCCAAAAATTGGTTAGGAATGTCAGATACTCCTACCGATGAAGACACGAATAAGATTTTGCCTTGGACAGATGACTTAGATGCCACTGAATAAGGCACAGAAAGAAATCGCAAAAAGCGATGCGAGGTTTAGAGTATTTGTAGCAGGTAGGCGGTGCGGAAAAACTTGGTTTGCTATTCGAGAGATGGCAAAATTTGCTAGATTCCCGAATAAGACTATTTGGTATATAGCGCCTACTTACTCACAAGCAAAGAACATTGTTTGGGAAGAACTTTGTAAAAAGATGACAGACTTGGGATGGGTAAAAAAGATTAACCAAAATGAATTATCAATTCGTTTGGTTAACAATAGTAAGATTAGCCTTAAAGGCTCAGATAGATATGATACTTTAAGAGGAGCAGGAGTAGATTTTTTAGTAATGGATGAATATGCAGATATGAAAAGAGAAGCGTGGGAAGTAACATTAAGACCAACATTATCTTCACAGACACCTCCGGGTTCTGCGTTGTTTTGTGGCACACCCCGTGGATTCAATCATTTCAAAGACTTATACGATTACGGTCAAAGAGGCGATAAAGATTGGCAGTCTTGGCAGTTTACTACGATAGATGGTGGTAATGTTACAGAAGAAGAAATTGAACGTGCAAAAGAAGATATGGACCAAAGACAATTCCAACAGGAATATATGGCTTTGTTTCAGAACTTTTCTGGAGTTATCTATTATAACTTTAGCAGAGAAAAGCATATGAAGACAAAAGAATTTGATGAGAATGGTAGAATATATATTGGAATGGACTTTAACATCGACCCGATGAGTGCATCAATCTGTCAAATCATCGATGGAACATTGCATCAGTTCGATGAAATAGCAATGTATGGTTCGAATACGGAAGAACTATGCCAAGAGATTATGAACAGATACAATTCAGCAATGATAACAGTTGCTCCAGATCCTGCAGGATCCCAGAGAAAGACTTCAGCGAATGGCAGAACAGATATAACAATTCTACAGAAATATTTTAATGTAGAAGCAAAAAGAAAACACGACCCAGTCAGAGACAGGGTTAAT